GTATGAGGATCATAATATTCATTGTCATGATAATACCTAACTTTAGTAATGTCCCAATTAGAAGTAAGTGCTATACTACAACAATCATCTATATCGGAAAATGTTTTTAGAAGTTCAGTGTCAAATAACTTTCTATTAACTGTTAGAATATTAGATAAATTTCTATATTCTTCCTGATAAACACCATCTAATGCTAAAGCATGTGAATTAGTTTTATTGACGACACCGCCAAATTTCTTTGCTTCTAAAAATTTTCCTGGTTTAGTATAGAATGTAAGTTCTTCCCAAATTAATTTTAATTCATTTTCATTATAAAAATTTTTTATAATTAAATGAGGAAAGGGTTTTGTGTAAGCAATTCCTTCAAGGGTTTCCATTATAAAGGTAATTTAGCTCTTGATGTTTTTTTCATAAAGTTAAGTTCTTGTGCATCATATTTTAACTTCTCTTTAAGTGGTTTAGAAACTAATTTTGTAACAGATTCTATTTCAAGACTATTAATCTCACAATAATAGCATATTGCATCAATGTAATTCATACCTTCATTTGATACAATAGATTCTATTTCAAGAGCAAATTTTTGAGGAGTTAAAAATTTACTCTCAATTGCTTTTTCTAATTCTTTATTAGGTTCCATAGAGCTCCAATTTATCTCCAACAAACTTTCTAATATATTCTCCGAGGAGTTTGATATACTTTGCTTTGTCGGTTTCTTCGTAGACGACACATTCTCCATTTTCACAAGCCATGATAATTACAAGTTTTTTGATAGAGATATTTTTCATCTCATATAGCATACAACCGTATGCCATTGCCTGAACAAAATAATGTTCAATCCACTCACGTGGTTTAGGTTTTTTAGATGTCTTAAAATCTATTATTGCCAGATCACCCTTATATTCTGCAATACAATCAACGGTGCCAGCAACTCCCAATTGCTTACTATATAGTGGCCCTTCCAGAGCATATATATTATCTATTTTATTAAGTTCACCCTTTGCTATTTTAAAGAGAAACTCAGAAATAGGTGGAACCGTAGGTAGTTCCTCATCATTTTTTAAATAATGCTCAGTAAGAGTATGCATATCAGTTCCACGGGTTGTTGCCGCTTTCGTGATTTTATCTGCTGTCTCATTACCAACCCTCTTTCTCCAATTAATAAAGATCTCTTTATTAAAATGACTAGTTACCGAAGTAATAGAAACCATCTTAATAAGTTCTTCTTCATCAGGAACTTTATAGTACCTGACACCATCTATATGCTCTCTTTCAAGAGGTTTTAGATTTAAATCAACATGATTAAAAGTCATTTAAATAGAAATCCAACAGGACATTTGCTTTTTGAATTGGTTTTAGAAAATAATCGACGTTTCCATAATGGATCCTTTTCCTTAAAATTAGTTTGCTTTTCAGAATAAGATTCATCTATTTTCATAATTTTTTCAGGATCTTTTTCCTCTTTTAATATAATTCCATCATCCAAATTTGGATGAATGAAAGATAATCTACAAATAGGATCTCCTTTTTTTATAATAACTGGTTTAGATTCATCTACCATGGTAAATGCAAAACTTGACGTTCTTGTCCAATTTGATAAATTAAACCAACCACCAACAGCAATAAGATTATTACTATAAGAAGTTATTGGATGATCAAAAAGATTTAACCATACATCATCTTCATAAGTCCAAAATAAAAATTTTGGAACTTTCATTTGAAAAACTGGAAGAGTCGAATTAAGATGTTGGGAGTTATACTGTAAAAAATCTCTTTGAAGAGGATTATCAACATTAATATTAGCACATATTTTAGTATTTGTCGAATTGATTATATATTTAATTCTTTTAATGCTAAAAGAAAAATCAATAGGAGATAATAATACAAATGTTCTATTACTTTGATGATTGAAGACGGGACATTTTGTATAAGTATAAGTCTTATCTATTAATTCAGTTTGCCTGATTATAGGATTAAAAGACCTATCAGAATAACACTCAGTATTAAAAGGAGTATAATATACTGTCTTATAAGGCATTACATACCCAATTCAATTTTAGCAGTAAGATACTCTTTAACTAATCCCGAACGAACTATATCACTAATACCAAACTCTATTATATCAAAAGATGGCATTTTACGCAAGACGTTCATAAAATCAACAATACCATTACGATCATTTGTCTTAACTAAATCTGACTGACTGGCATCTCCACAAAACATAATTCTGGTATTTTCACCAACTCTGGTAATAATACTATCTAACTCATGAAAATTTAAATTCTGAAACTCATCTACTATTACAATAGAATTATCTAATGTAGTTCCACGAAGAAATGATGTACTCCAGAACTTGATACTATCTTGAGCTTTAAGATTACCATAGAGCATCTCAAAGTCTGCATCAGAAGGCATTTGGAACATATACTTTACCATATTCTTATAAGGAATCTGGTAAATGTCGGCCTTATCCTCATGATCACCAGGTAAGAAACCAATTTCTCTGGTGGCAACTAATGAACGAACCAAATAGATGTGCTCATAAGGAGTGCTATCACTCAGAACATCATTTATGGCATTATATAAGGATATAAAAGTTTTACCCGTTCCTGCCACACCATAGGCAACTAAATGTTTACCATCTTTGTAAGATTTAAAGAGTTGCTTTTGATTATTATTGAGAGGTTCTATATCTACCAAATAACCAGAACCAAGAGGTTTTTTCCTCTTCATCTGTTTGGAAGTCAAACCAACTCCAATAGGTTGTTCTGTATTTGCTCTTTTTCTTCTCGCCATTACAGTTTCTTTACGTTAGATCTTGGTGCTTTAGATGCCTTCTCAAGAACATCATTCCATCCAGGTTTAGTCTTACGTAACTTATCTCTCCAATCTCCTACCTCTGCTGCCATAGGGCAAGTAGAAGGATCTGACCAATCACGTTTCCAATCTGGATTATCATCACACCATTGAGACCACTCCATTACACTCATTTTTACTTCTTTTTGTTCACCAGTTTCTTTGTGAACCACAGGATATGTTGCCATTTCAATATAAGTTGTGTAATTTATTTAGACCCACTCAAGGGCTTCAGATACCGCAGGGAATTGTTTGGTAAATATATTCCTACATTCCTTTGCAATTTCCATGTGCTCTTTTTGAGTACCATGTGCAGAACGTAGATTAATATAATGTATCCAAGAACGACATGAACCAGTCATATAGATTCGTGTAGGGGTTGCAAGTGGTAATACCATTCTAGCACATTCTTTAGCAACACCCTGACTAAGCATTTGTTCGTATAATGCCTTAGATGAACTAAACAGCGTAATCATCTGTTTATTCAATTTTTCCACCATTTCTGGATCTAGGTCATCAGTCGAATTTTGACGATTTTTCAAATCTTGCCTACGAAGTTCTGGAAGGTCAATATCGCCCAATGCAGTGCTTGCGGCATATCTTTGAGAAAACTCTTGATATGTGAAAGATCGGTGTCTTAGTATTTGTGCCGCAATAGCACGTGTTGTCTCAATTTCCAAAGTCATCGAAGATTGCTCAAAAACACTCCAATGGTTATGTTTGATGCAATACTTCAAAAGTCCAGCATACTTCTCATTGTCCTGATTTGATGGATTAGAGACACGGGCAATATAACCCATCGTCTTCTCTGCATCAGGAGTGATGCTTACAAGTTTTACGTTCATTTTTTACCAAATCCCTCAGGTTTCTTTTTCTTAGATTTTAGCACTTCTTCCTCTAAAATGGAAAGTTGCTCTCTCATAAACTTAAGTTCAGTACTATCATACAAATAATCTTGCTGAAGTGCCTTTTTAAGGTTTTTTAAGATTTCTTTAGATCTCATCCGTCATCATCCTCGAAGATTTCGTCATAATCAGTAAATCCTGAAAAATTTGAAGTATCCACTCCTGTAGAATATGCATCTACATCCGAATATACCTCTGCTTTGAGAGCATCGACTAATAGTTCTAAATTACGAACAATCAGTTTTAGTTTTTCTCTTTCTGGTTCCATAATTTTTATATGGTATTTAGATAGTATACCATAAAAAAAGAGGGGTCGCAACCCCTCTTTATCTTAACTGCAAGGTATTGCCTTGCTTCTAACCTTGATACCACGATACATTAGATCGTGATTACGAGTTTGATTATGCTCGTTAATGAGCATTGATCTGTACTCTTCAGTGTCGTACTCGACACCACGGTAAGTAACTTGTGCCATTGGCTTTCTCCAAAGTAGTAGGGATTTTACTCCGTTCCTTTAGTCGGCTTTTGCGTCCTCAAAGCATCCCTTCTCAGTACTCATTTGTATTACTTCGATTATCTCATCTCTATTAGGAGTTGAGGGTGTAATCTTGTTAATAAGACTGTGAGCACTTTCACATGATAATAATGTAGCGAGAAGTAATTCCATAAGGATGAACGATTCCGTTCCGAGTCGGCTTACTTGCGTCCTGAGTGTATCAGGATGAACGATTGTGTTAATACTAACACAGTTACTTTATTTAGTCAAGTACCTTATATTTTTGTTACAAAATCCTGTGGCTCAAAAAAATGTCGGGGTTTTTTTCCCGAATATATTGGAAATAAAAGTTGATTTTGGTGGCCCTAACCTTTTCTTTTCTTCTTCGATGGTTTGGGTGATTGATAACCCCACAAGTTAGGTCTAATGGTACCATTACCATAACCAATAGATTTTATACCACCTTTCAACTTATCCCAATACATGTCAAAGATACTTACCTTGTTACCTCTTGTAAGATCATTACAAATTTTATCTTCACGAACGTATTGTATAATATAAGAATCTGTAGGGGCTTTCTTAGTATAAACTTCCTCAAAAGAACCATTCTCTACAATTATTTCACAACCATAATTAGTTTTCAACTTATCTATTTCTTCTGTAGTCCAGATAGATTTTTTCTTTTCTGGTTTAGTTGTGGTAGTTGTCATTTCCCATCCCTCCATATAATATCAGGATATGCTTCTGAGACAATCTCTCTTGTTATTTTATACTTATCAGATAAATTTCCATCCTTTACAAGACAAATAATTTCAGCTTCTAATGGGTGAAGTCCTTGAAGTATATTAATAAACATAGACTCTCTACGCATATTATTCAAACCATCATTACCACCTTTAACAAAGTGATAAAAGTTCTTAACCTCTCTTC